CAGTTAAAGAGCTAACCGCGGTTGATTACTACTCACAGTTCATTTCAAAACAAGTCAAAGAAAAGCTTCGAGACATTCCAGCTCCTGTTGCTGAAGCAAAAGATAATGCTAAAGCAAAGCCACGGTTTGTAACACAAGCCGAAAAAGAAGAATATGAGCGGGAGAATCCGGGCAAGAAAGCTATTGGTCCAAAGGATTAATCCTTCATTAAATAGTATGTGGAGGATTTATGGAAACTGACAAGCTAAAGCACCTTGACCATTTGGAAGATTTTCCCATCCGTCATGGGCAACAGGGCTTTAATTCGATCATATCGACATTGATGAAAACCCATGATTTTCTAAATGGGAAAAAGCCTGATAATTTCAACATTACACAGAAGTGGGATGGGTCACCGTCAACAGTTTTCGGTCATATCCCGGAAACCGATAAATTCTTTATTTCGACAAAAAGCGCCTTCAATAAAACGCCTAAAATATCCTACAATCTCGAAGACATTGAAAAGAATTATAAGCACGCTCCGGGATTAGTCAAAAAGCTTCAGCAAGCGTTTGTCGCTCTGCAAGATCAGGTTCCTAAGAAAGGCGTGTTCCAAGGGGACATGATGTACACTCCTGAGGATTTGGAACAACGCGGCGACAAGATATCATTTCAACCTAACACCCTCAAATATACTGCTGATGCTAATAGTCCTGAAGGACGAGCAATCAAAGGTAGTCAGCTAGGCATTGTAGTTCACACCGAATATAAAGGTGATAGTCTTCAAAACATGAAGGCAACGTTTAACGTTGATCAGTCCAAATTTAAGTCAGGCCCGGTCAATTTTATCAGCCCTCAAGTTGAAGCAAAGGCTCATTATACTCCTGATGACGAAAAAGAATTTGCTCTGAACCTTATGAAGGCGCGTGAATTAAATAAAAATATGATCAAATCAAATTCTTATGAAAGTATTCAGGGTCATGAACCCCTTCTATTTAATTATATTAATCGTTCAGTTCGTCTTGACAAACCTTTATCTGTTTCAAATTATATTTCCTTCATTAAACTTCGATATGAGCAGCACGTTAAAGAAGCCAAGCAAGACAAAACAAGACTCAAGCGTCAAGAAGTTGAAAACACTCTTATCAAACATATCATGGAGAACAAGAAAGGTCTTGAAGATGTATTCGGGTTACATAAGCATTTACAAGCTGCCAAGGATGTCCTTGTTAATGCTATGGCTAAAGCGCCAGGGGGATTTAAAACGTCTATTGCAGGAAAGCCTACTAAAGGTGAAGGCTACGTTGCGACAAATAACGGTGTTCCTACGAAACTAGTTGATCGTAAAGAGTTCTCTGCAGCTAATTTCGCAAAAAATGATACATCTAAAGATTCAGCTAAGAATCCAATGGATTCGATGGTGTTCTCATTTGGTCGCATGAATCCACCAACCATTGGTCATGAAAAACTTGTTGACAAAGTGAAGTCAATAGCCAAGGAGATGGGAATTGGTCATAAGATAGTATTATCGGCCAGTCAGGATCCCATTAAGAATCCGTTGTCGCCTGAACAGAAACTAGCTTATGCCAAGACTGCTTTCCCCGACACGAATGTTGAAGTCGCCGATGCAAAAGCTCACAACATTATGGACCAGCTTAAGAAATTACATAAACAAGGAGTCAGGCATTTAACAGTTGTAACCGGATCTGATCGAACCGATGAGTTTTCAAAAGTCATTAATAAGTATAATGGCAAACCAGGAATGTTTAATTTCAAACGAATTAATTTCATTTCTGCCGGAAAGCGAGATCCTAATTCCAAGGGAACTGAGGGCATGTCGGCATCCAAAGCCCGGGAAGCAGTCAAAATGAATGACTACAAAACTTTCCGGGCGGGGATGCCTAAGCATATCGATGATAAGACTGCCACAAACATGTTCAAAGACCTTAGAATTAAGATGAACATTGGTGCCGAAAATCCTCCAAAAATTGATTCTAAAACACCAGGAATTGCTTTGGCAAGATTCTTAAAAAATAAAACAGTTGGTGGTCAAGCCAAGAGTGAAATTGAAAGAAGAAAGAGGGCTGGTATTTGGAGAGGTAAATAATGATTTATAGTATTAATGTTATAAAGAAAAGCGAATTGAATAAAATAGAACAAATTCAAGACTGGATGTGGCCAACCGGTGATATTGGTATGTGGAATGTATGTATTGCTGACTGGCTTTGTTCTCATGAAGAACATTGGTTTACTTATGTTAAAAAATATGATGTGGTAGTTCAAGCGGGTGGCGGCGCTGGTTTATATCCTCGCATCCTTGCACAAAAATTTAAACATGTTTATACCTTTGAACCCAATGCAATGAATTTCAATTGTCTTGTGGCTAATTGTCAAGAAGATAATATCATAAAAATCAATGGCGCTCTTGGGTCTCGACATGAGTTTGTGTCGAATACAATCCAAGGTTATAACTTGAACATGGGTGAAAATTCCGTTGAAAAGAAGAAAGATTCTTTCATTCCAACATTCAAAATTGATGATCTTAATCTTAAACAATGTGATTTGATCGCGCTTGATATTGAAGGACGGGAGCATTTAGCCCTGCAAGGAGCTGTAAAGACCATTAAGCGGCATTACCCGGTTGTAGTTGCCGAAAACAGTAATAACCTTCAAGTTCATGCAGTTCTTGATCAATTTGGGTACACAATTGTTGGTCATTCCCGCGGCGATGTTATATGGGTGAGTCGGAACAATCTATAAATACAGGGTACAGAAAACCCATGGGGACCCTGTGAAACAAGTTAATGAAGCGTTTCGACCTATTGATAAAATTACTTGGCTGGTCCGCAACGGACTTGGTTCAGATATCACACGTCTCCCTTACTATACCCAAGCAATACAAAATCCTCAAGGCACAGTTAGTCAAGTAGCATTTCGCGGTTATGTTGCAGAAGTGCTCGATAACCTTTTGGATATTGTGTTCAAAGATCCTGTTGTTTATGCTAGGGTTGCTTCGCAATTACTCTCCAATAACAAACCAGCCAACCTCAATTCTATTGCTTTCGAAAGCCTTATTAAAAAGGCTGAGAAATCAGGCGTGGCTGTCGATACAATCATTGAGATTTATAATAAAGGTTATAACGATCAAAACCGTCCTAAACATCTTACTGCCGAACAATATGGGTTCAATCGAGTGAACTCTTACCTTGCTAAAGGGGGCGCATATAAGGTTGAAAATCCTTTAAATAATACGATGGCAGAACAAAGTATCTCTTTAAAAGTAATTAAAAAAATGGTGAAACATGGCTAGATATCGCTCTTTAGAATCAAAGATTCGTGAAACAATTTACGGCACTCGCCGTGATGTTAAAGGCACTTTGCGTCCTGATGATCCAGGCGCCGAGAACTTTGAAATCACTGGTCGTCCTGATACTGCCGTTGATCCTACTGACGTTGACTCAACACTTTCTCGTCAAGGTAATATTCAGACCAAGATTAAAGAAGACAGGGCAATGTCATCCAATGATCAAAAATTTCCAAGTGTGCTGGCTGCTCGAAGAAAAAAAGAAGATAAGAAAGCAAATGATATTGTTGGATATTTGAAATCAGGTGAAGGTAAACAAGGAGAAGCTGAGCGTAAGAAACATAACGACCTAGCCAAGGAAGAAAAGATTGAAGAAATATCAAAACAATTAGTTACAAAATATGCAAAGAAAGCATCAAGCCAATCAGCTACAGCTAGTGCATCTGAATATCGTCATGATCTTAGAATGCAAGGTTACGGCGGCGGTTATGATTCTCAAAAAAATATTGCCGATGTTTTAGATCGTGGGGTTAGACGCGATAAGGGTTTAGCTCTAGCCTCAAAACGAATTGGGGCAGCAAAGACTACAGATCTTGCCGCAACTAAAACTACTGAAAGAATTAAAAAAATAGACAAAAAATTTAGCGAGGAGGAAAAGATTGAAGAGGAACAACCTGTCCAAGCCACCAAGGAGCCAGAAAAGAAAAGCCCGCCAAAACAAAAAGCAGGCGAAGGCGAAAGCTCAAAGGGCGACTCTTTGCTTGGTAACGAGCCAGTCAAGCTTGGAGGTGTTACCCCAGTCATTATCAATCCCAAAACAGTCGATGCCAACTCTAACACCAACCCAACTAGCAGCACGACTAGCAAACCAGCTCAAGGAAAAGCGGGCGTAACAGAAGGCTATTGGAAAGATTGGGGAAAGAAACTTCTTGAGTATTCTCGAACAGAACGTAGCGCAAGAAAAGATGATACTAAAGTTCAGAAAAAAGTAAAGCATAAAGATTTACATGGTAAAGATGGTAAGTTGATGGGAGAACACATCGTCAAATCAGGTTCAGGATTTGAATTGAAGTCACATAAAGGAAAGAATCTCGGGAAGTATTCATCAAAAGCTGGCGCTGAAAAGCGTGAACGTGAAGTAGAATATTTTAAACATCATGACAAATAATATTGATGAAAAAAAGATTTGGATGAATGTTCCTTATATGCATAAACTTAGCAAGAAAAAAGCCAAGAAAAAAGGTTATAAATATACCGTGAAATATCATAAAGAAAGAGCTGACGAAGCACACACTCCTGATCAAGCTTATGAAAAGTCAAAAAAGCATGGTGATGCTTGGGGTAAAGAAAACGAAAAGGCAGTTGAAACAATCTTTCAAACTGATCCTGCTGCTTTGGCTAAAGCACATAAACATGCACGAAGAGCCGATCAGCATTTTAAGGCTGTTAGAGCAGCATTGAAAATTTCACAAAAACATATTAAAGAAAATAAAGCTAACGACGAAACAACTAGGGCCCTTATCAACCTTGCTATATCAAAAGGTCGTAAAGTTGACGTTGGCGGAACTAACGTAACATCAGCTAATTGGGATGGAACTGGCATAAAAAAGCCAACACCACCAACTCCAGCTCCTTCAGCAACAACAAGCCATGTTAAGAAAACAAAAAGCTCAACTCCGCCGCCACAAAGACCAAAGGTTGAGCGACCAAAGACTGTTGAACCCGTAACACAAACCGCCCCTGAAGCACATTATAGACCTGTTGAAAAACAACCAGGTCATATTTCAGCTAAACAATATGCTGGACGCAACACTGGCCAGAAGCCAGGCGTCGCAAGACGTGTCGGCGGGTTTTTAGGTAGAACTGCAAAGGGACTTGCAGTTGGTGTTGGTAAATCATTATTAGGTCGCCTTGTTGGTCATGAAGAACATGAAGGTCAAGTTGTTAGTGAAGATCAAAAAGTAACATTCACTGTTAAAGAAGTTATTCCTGATCATTTCTACAATGATAAGAAGATGAGACTTGAAAAAAGAACTGAACGCTGGAAGCGTTGGGCTAAACGTCAAGGCGCAATAATCGAGGATAAAAATATGGATGAAATAACATCATATCGTCAGCTTATGAAAAGTCGTCAAAATGAACCAGCCAAATATCTTCCTCATAATGAGCGATTGAATAAGATTGTTTGGAAGCGACACAAGTCTGAACAAAAGCGAAAAGACGATGCGATTAAAGGTGGTATCAGGAAAGCTTTTAGTGAAGAGAAAAAAGGCAAGTCTTGGAATCCGCCAGAAGTTCAAGCCAAGGCTGTTAAGTTTAAGAAAGAGCAGAAAATGTTTGACAGCGCAAGACGAGAAATCAATCGTCAAAAGAAGAAAGAACTTAAAGGTGGTATCAAGAAAGCTTTTAGTGAAGAGAAAAAAGGAATTACAGCCAGAAAATATGAGGGAGATGATCGCCATTCATGGGCTGTTTTTCATAATGGCCGACCTGTATATACTGGTCTAGGTAAAAATGAAGTAGCTCATTATAAAAAATTAGTTTCTGACAGGGCTAAAGAAAAAGAACTTAAAGAATTTGACCTCGGCGGTTTATCAGATATGGCAAGTCATGTAGCCAGCCATGTTGGCAATCATGCCGTTGCAGAAATAGGAATGGCTGTAGCAAGTCACGCAGCTAAACATGCGTTTGGTCATGCCGTAAAACATGCTAAAAAACTTGTTGGTAAACTTAAGAAGAAAGTAGTTCCTGAAGGTGTGTCATGGTCTCATCTAAAGCAACAGCTTGCTGAAGCAAAAGGACGTGATCATATAGCTAATGCTCATCAAAAAGAAATTGATCGTAAAGGGGCTAAAGTATATAATTTTGGTTGGGGTGCTACAGGAACTGGCATGGCTTCTAAAACAGATCATGGAGTTTTAGATACTGAATATGATCATAAAACAAAGAAATATACTCATACCTGGCATGAAGAGACTGTATTCGAAGCACAACACTCAAAGGGTGGTGGTAAGAAACGAGTTGGGTTAGAATCAGATTCTGATGATCATATCATTAATCAGCTTCGCAAAGCCAAGGATCTTGGCTCTCATACTGTCACATTCAAGGATAAAAGCAAACACCCAATTGATAGGGATCTTGCAACAAAAGCCCTAACACATTATGGTAATTTACGTACATCAATTGATAAAGAACACGCAACCCATCGTATGTGGCACAGCCATCAAGGTTTACATGACGTTTTGGCAGGAAAACCTGCTCCAAAACCTAAACCAAAGATAACATTGGCAAACCATGCAAATGAGCGGAAACTATAAATACAAATAAGAAGAACAGGGAGAAACTGATATGAGTCAATGGAAAAGTTCAGCAGATGCGGCAAATTCGGTGAATTATGCGGCACGATTACAAGGTGGAGCAGCTGGCGCTGGATCTGGTAAAACAGCCTTGGCAGCAAACAACACCGCGTTCTTTGGTAACGTAACTCCTGGTTCGTTCCTTTCGAACACCGTTCCAGGTCAATTTGCTTTCAGCACGGCTGCAATGGCAAATGTATCAGGTGAATCTAAAAAAGTAGCCCACGCAGGTTGGCAGCTACGTACCGTTGGTGAAGGTCCTGCAACTGCAGCGACTTCAAATGCCTCTGGTACATCAGGATTCTCGAATGGCGAAACAATCAGATTAAGTAACGGTTCGTCAAATGGAATACTTGTTGTTACAGCCAATGGCACTGGAAACATTGTTTCAGTTGCACCAGGCGGTGGCGGCGTATTTCCTAACACTTCAGTTATTGCTTATTCATTCATTCGTGAAAAGCATCTTGTTGCTAACGTTACTGTTACAGGATCTGCAACAGGTGCAGGAAACTCAGACAACAATTTCTTGACATTTTCAAACGTTGGTATCGGTTATGGGGTTCCTGCAACAGTTACGGTATCAAGTAATTCACTTGCTGGTATTTCAAATTCCTCAACCTTTACAATTACTAATCCGGGATTGTTTGCAAATACACAAACCAATTCAGCTGTTACCTTCACCATCTCTAATTCGACAGGCGGAGCAATTACTGGTCTTACTTTCGTAGCTAATTTGGCTACTAGCACAGGCGGTAACGTTTCAGTTTCGGCAGTTGGTGGTAGAGCAGGACGTGTTCAATATCAAACCCTTGTCGCAATGGGAACAATTACAACTGGTGCAGGCGCAAATACAGCAGGCATCAACCCACAATAAAGGGGTTGAATTATGGCTGAACAAGGCAAAACAATTCCGTCGCTACCGGTTGTAACATCGTTAGCGGCAAATGATAAGATTGTAGTAGTTTCACAAGCAGGAACTATTACTGCTCAAACTGCTTTGATATCAACAGATAATTTGGCTCGAGGCTTTACAGTATTAAGCATCCCACGGGGTACTGATCCTGCAAATAGCTCGGCTTTAACAATTACAGCTAATACTATATTTGCTTCAGATAGTTTTGTTTATGTTGCTACATCAGATAATCATGTAAAGAGGATACCTTTATCGGACTTCTAATAATATGCAGGATCGTGAGTTGTTGACATCTAATAACTACTTTTTATATTGTGCTCATCATTATGACAATCCGTCTTGTAGGGATACTGCGGAGTTTCAAGAAGATTTGCGTCGAATAAAATATATTAAGAAACTTGTTACAAAATATATCGAGTCTGGAGATTTGAAAGAAAGATTGATTTTGAACCATTTGATTGTTCTTGGTAATGTGTTTGCTCCGGTGCCGTTGTGCCGGATTTTATTTTTAAAAATGGAAGAATATTTGAAATATATTAAACCTTTTCTAATACACATGAACGTTTGGCAAGAGAATTTGTTTAATATAAAGAGAGAAGGTAAAATTGATACATCACTTATCCCAATGGACGAATTGATTATCAAGAGGTTACGTGAACTATGAGAGAAAACTTATTTACTTGTACAAAATGCGAACAGCATTATAATGTTAAACCAGGAACTAATGAATGTCCTGTTTGTGGACATGCAGGTGAAGATGATTATTCAAGAGAAAAGCGTAAAAAGGAATTTTATAAAAAATTAGATAATGTTAAAGAAGATATAGCAGCCCCTGCCAATTCAGCAGGTTCAGGAAACATAGCTGGTATTGGCGTTGGTCCCCAAGGCGAACCCGGCATAAAAAAGAGGAAGCTTATACCTTTTAAAAGGTATATAAATAACAATGGCGGACGATCAACTTAACCAAGAAACGCTGGCTCGGGTCGATGAAAGAACTAAGTCAATTCAAAACGAGCTATCGCAATTACGAGGAGATTTAAAATCTTCCGCTGAAGATATTACTGAAAAAATCAGGGAATCTGAACATCGAACTGTTATTAGAATTGAAAACCTTGAACATGGGGCTTCTGAAATCTTTACAATCCTTGATCGTGAATATGTTAAAAAAGCAGAATTTGGACCAATTAAAGTTGTTGTGTATGGGTTTGTTGGCTTATTGCTCACAGCAATAATAACTGCAATGATTACCGCAGCTATCCATCAAAATCCTTTAAGTAAACCTGAGGTTGTACAATCATTTAAGAACGAGCAACAAACGAAGTAATATGTAATGTCACGATTTAAGAAGCCAGTATGGGGCAGCGCTCTTTTACTGCTATATTTAATAACAGGAGCAGCTGTCTACTTTTTAGTATCAACTAATTACGAAGTTTATAGGAACCCAAGATCTGCAGTTCCTTTAGGCTCAGCAGAGGTTGTTAATTATTCAACAACAGTTTCTCAAGGTGATTATATTCAAGCTAAACGCCGTATTATCGATGAGCCTAATAATTGTAATATTCATGTCAGACGTTATCTATCACCAACTAATAATTTAAATATTGAATTTCTTATGTTAGAAGAGGTTCGACCTTCTTATAAAGGTGTAAATAATGTTAAGGAGTATAGAACACATGTTCCTGAAAATTTTCCAACAGGAACATATATTTACTATGCTAAACTTGAATATTACTGCACCTGGGTTCAAAAAATATTTGGACCTGGGAGATTTACTAACCAACCAGTATTGATAAAGGTCGTTCCTAAAGATGAAAGTTCACGATAAAAACAAAACCAGAATATTAGCAACTACATTAGTATTAGGTTATATTGTTTTTGCTTCATTCGTTTTTGTTAAATTTGTTCAAAAAATTGATACTTTTCATCCTGAAGCTGTTAAAAGCACAGGTGTAGTTTTATCCTATAGTCATATCGTTCCTCAAGGAGGATCAATTAATATTAAACGTAAACCAGCACAACATACAAAAGGATGCACAGTTTATACTCAGCGATTTCTTGCTCCAACAGGAAATCCTTCCCTTGAAATATTAACTAGTGAAGAATTAGTAACATTTGACAAAGATGTTGATTATGTTGAATTTAATTTTACTATACCTAATTCTATAGCGCCCGGCGATTACATTTATCGTAGTCAAGTTAATTATTATTGTAACTGGTATGAAAGATTATTTGGGCCTGTTGAATATTCTAATAAACCAGTAATAATTAAAATTACACCAAAATGAAAAAACATCTTATAGCTCTCTTAACTTTCAGTTATTGTATAACTGCTCTTGTAATATATCTTTATTTTGTTACTAGTAACATTTATAAAGTTCCAAGAGCAGTTCTTCCTTTTGGCACAGCAGAAGCTCTTAATTATACAAGCGTAGTCAAACAAGGAGAAACATTACATACTCTTCGTCGTATTCTTGGCGAACCTAAAGGATGCACGGTTCATATCAAACGTTATCTTTCTCCAATCAATAATACTCGCCTTGAGTTGTTGATTTATGATATTATTAGAATAACTAAGGGTCAAGAAGATGCTCAAATTGACTTTCTTACCCCAATTCCTAGTAGCACCGCTCCTGGTGAATATATGTTCTATGCTAAAGTAGAATATTATTGTTCTTATTTGCAAAATTTATTAGGACCAGCTACATTGACTAATCAGCCTATTCTCATCAAAATTGTTCCAAAATAGTTATTGACAAACCGGTTTTTTGGTGATACAATAAGCGTGTCATCGCGTTTTTAGCTGGGATATATGATATGTCAAATAATACTACAAACGATTATACTGCTGATGAAATGCTTGTCTGTGAATATCTGAACCGTATAACAAACAATTTGATAGGTTGTGGAACAGATCCGATACAATTCCTTATTTCATCTCATGAAGCTTTGACTCAACGTATCAAAGGTTTAGAAGCAGAACTATATCGAGTTCGTGCTTCATTAGAAGCAGAACTATATTATCAAAAAGAACTTAATGAAGGTTTGCGAACTGAGAACGATTACCAAGCAGAACAATTAGAGTCTTTACGACGCTTGATCACAAGAAATCCTTGACAAATCCCCCAAAATCACTTAAAATGAAGAATGAAGCATGGAATCGGTGTGACGTCTGCGGACGTTTCATACCGTATGAGGATTTTGACTCGAGAAAGGCGCTCAGGGCTCTCTTGACGCCTGATTCTCATGTTAGTAAAGAAACATACGAAACTCTTTGTGAGGAACACAATGCCGTTAATAGTAGGTGATATTCACGGAAAGGTTCCACAGCTACTTAACCTTGTAAAAATGCAGGGGGAGGCTGAGACTATTCAGATTGGTGATTGGGGTATGGGATTTCAACCAATGCACTTGATCCAAGAGCAATTTATGCCACCTAACACACGTTTCATTAGGGGGAACCATGACAACCCAGCGGTATGTCGCGCTCAGACTAGTTTCATTGAGGACGGCACTATCGAAGGCAATCGAATGTTCATTGGAGGAGCATGGTCGATTGATCATATGTGGCGTACCCCTGGAGTCTCATGGTGGCATGATGAAGAGTGTTCCATTGAACAGCTCGAAGGGTTTGTCGATAAAGCAGTTAGGGAAAAACCTGAGGTAATGATTACTCATGATGGTCCGCAGGAAATAATTCCGGAGATTTTCAATGACGTTATTTTACATAAAGACAAACTACCAACCCGAACCGGACAAGCTTTTGATAGAATTAGGCAGCTGGTCCAACCCAAACTCTGGATCTTTGGACACTGGCATATTGATCGAAGAATGTTTATCGACAAGTGCGAGTACGTATGTCTTGCGGAGCTATCCGGACGTCATGTTGACTTTGACACGCTTCATGTTGGAGAATTAGTCTGAGCTGGCTCGATAAAAAGTATATCAGCCTATTGAGTCATCGACTTGATAAGTTTAAATGGAAGGGGAACATCGCAAATTGTCGATGCCCCCTATGTGGTGATAGCCAAAAGAATCCAAATAAAACGAGGGGCTATTTTTATGAACAAAGTGCCAAATGGTATTTCCATTGTCATAACTGTTCAGAACATATGCAATTCAAAACGTTTTTGAAGAGGTTAGATGCCACGTTATTCTATGAATATACGTCCGAAACGATTAAAGACAAATATAAAGGCGAGAAGAAAAAGGAAACTGACTTCTCTACACAAACAATTCATAGGTTATCCTTCGCTGAAGATACGAAGTTATTACACAAGCTTGTTACAATCGAAGATCTTCCAATTCAGTCTTCCGGACGGCTCTTTATTAGATCCCGTGGACTCCCACAATCTATTGTTAATTCTTTGCGCTGGACTCCCGCGTTCAAACAGTGGACAAACACACTTTTACCAAAGAAATTTTCCGACGAGTCGCTTAGGCGAGATGAAGGGCGAATTATAATTCCATTCTTTAATACCGATGGTAAATTTCATGCCTATCAAGGCAGGGCTGTTGATGATTCTGCTCTGCGTTATATCAGTATTGTTCTTGACGAGACAATACCTCTTATTTGGGGTCTTGATAATCTTAATTTAAGAAAGAAAATTTACGTTTTCGAAGGGGTTTTCGATGCTTGCTTTATTCTTAATGCTATTGCTATTTGTGGCGGTAATTTTTATGATCTTCGAAGCGTTGTCGGAGATAGCGAGACAGTTGTTGTTTGGGATAACGAGCCACGATCCAAGGAGACTCGCAAGAAAATGGAAGCGTCAATAGATCAAGGGTTTGGCGTTTGTATTTGGCCTTCTTGGATTAAATCTAAAGACGTCAATGAAATGATCCAAAATGAAAACTTGACAAGTGACGGTATTCGTGCCATAATAGATGAGAATACGTACTCTGGTATTCGTGCCAGAACAAAACTTATAGAATGGTCAAAGCGGTGAGAATAGACCAAGAATTAAAGTTTGACTTCGATGATGTTCTTATTCGT